AGAGACCTCGTTGCTTGTGGTGTACGCGGTGGTCGCTGCGGTAAACGACGCACTATTTGTGTAGAGCGCGATCTTAAACGTGTTGCCGCCACTGTTTTTAAAATTATGCACGGCCTCAAGAAGCTCTTTCTTAAAGCTCGTACACATGAAGTTACCTGTAAAGGCCATGTCACAATCTCCTTATAAATTTGACATTTTTTCGGTTTGTCATGTTTTCTCTCGCAAGATAAGACCAGTGCGATAAGCATCTGTGACTTCTTGTGATTCACCAAAGTTCTTGACGCGGGACAGCGCCTCAGTGAACCGCTGAGTGTAGTTCTGAACCAAGTCCGCCTCACCCTTCATGAACGTGTAAGCCTCAACGAGAGAGCCATACAGCATAGATACGGAGGCGTTGGAACTCAGCCATGTAGTGCCATCTTCAGCACCAGCCGTGAGGCTCGCGGGCCTGTAGAAGTAGTGTAATTCTACGGGATACGCCGCGTCGGGCGTTGGTCCTAAGATCATATTGTCGATATCAAACTGCGCATAGTATCTAGGAGCGCCAGTTGTTCCATCGTCAGGGTTGAAAGACTGCACGAAATTTACGTCCTTAAACAGAACGAACTCCTTATTGCCGCCAGTAGTGAATGAAAGGCTATACGGAGCCAAATAATCACTTGGAAGTGCGAGATATTGGTTGCTGGCCGTCAGATTGCCAGACTGATTCTTACGAAAAACCTCAAGCTGCGCGATCTTTAGGATGCGCTCTTCAGTGTTTTTTATAAAAATATCAAGACTGTTCACAAAGGTTGTCTCTGTGTTCTCGGTATAATCCTGAATCGCGGTTTTCAACTGTGCGTATGTAAAGCTCATGATATATTCACCGTAACGCTGCCAACCGAACCAGCAGCAATCAAATTATTAGGGGTCAAGCCCCCATCGTAAGCCATGCCTACAGGATTCCAGCCCCATTGTATATTGTCTTGCTGAGGGATGTTTTGTTCTGGACGTGGATTTCGCAGGGCTTGCGGGTCGGCAGTGGCGCGAAGCGGCTCAAGCTGTGGTTGCTTGGCTTCCCACTCGTCTTTACCTACGAGAAGGCCATTCCATTCCTTCCGCATGTCTCTAAGGCGGTATCTGAACCCAGAACGGTCAGATATACCATATGCGTTCTTTCCTGAAGCGTACTTAGACATTTCGGTAACTTCTTAGAAATGGAGCAACGTGGAAGGATGCGCGGTCACGATCTTCCTCCATCGCACGACCTAGTTCCTCCTCATATACCGATTTTAGCATCTGTGCGCGATCTGGAGCACGTTTTATGCTGATATAATAGGCCAATCCAGCCGCTAAAGCAGGGTAAAAACGGAAGGGAACTTGGACTGTATTCGTGTAATTGTCGGCATCATCTAGCCTGATTAGGGCGTCATAATAGACCACATCTGTGCTATTATCGGGCAAAGGCCACATCTTGATGACGGGATTTATCTGACGATCCACGAAATACTGCGTAGGACGGCCTGTTGTAGATTTCGTAGGAATATCGAGATATTCATCGCGGCTTATGCGATTTAGGGCATAATCTGTTCCGTCACGGCGCACAACGAGCGATAATACGTCAATTGTGGCCGTTCCAAGGTCATAATCACCGTCTCCAGAGGTCACTGTGAAGTTCTTTTGGGCGATGGTCCATTGGTTTAAACCACGGTTTGCCCAGTCAGCAAACATCAAATTCATGGACCTTTTGGCTGTTTTTAGGTCATATCCGGTGCGAACTTCCAAGCCACAACGCTCAAAAGCCTCTTCAACGTAGTCAGCTACGTCTAACTCGAAGTCTTTTGAGCCTGATACAGTCATTTCTTCTTCCCTCGTGACGCGCTTTTCTTACGTTTTACAGGAACACACTTGTCTTTTCCAGCTTTTGTTCCAGCGAAGCGGTATCCCTTCCAGCAAGCCTTGCCGTCAGCGCCCTTTTTCTTGCCTTTTGTCACCTGTTTAGCAGATTGTGATCTTCCAGTAGCCATATCAACACTCCCAAGCCTTGCGCGACCAGTAATTCGCGCTGAATTTGTCAGTTGTACCCTTGATTCCGCCTGATCTGGCGCAATAGCTCTTCTTACGGGCGGGTAGACCCTTCTTGATGGTCATTTTAGGGTCGCCAAAGCGTACAATCTTAGTTGCATCGCCCTTTTTGGCAAGAACGGCGAACTTCTTCTTCCCACCGGGGGTGCGTTTCGGCTTGTTGTAGCCTGAAAACTTCTCTCCGCTTTTTTCAACAGACATTAAGCACCTATTGGTAAAAAATTGTTATTGTAGTGTTAGCTGGCAAAAGAGCATAAATCCCTTGCTTCGCTAAAATCCCGTCTCCGGGCACAATTATGTCAACAGTTCCTTGAGTTGTTTCGTCAAACTCAATCAAAACCTTGCCAGATGCGGCGCTAGGGTTGTCATAAAGCACGACACTCCCTGACGCTCCAGACTCATATGTAGCGACAATGCCTTTTAGACGTGTACGGCGGGTAACAAGAATAGCACTTGTATGTGTGTGTGCCGATGATACCTCGTTTCCCGCCATTTTTTTACCTCTAAGACAAAAAGATCGTCAAATCGTTATTAGCACCCGTGAACGCACTGATAAAAGCGCCAGCCGTAGCTAGGACTCCATCATCAGGAATGTTCAAAACGTGCATCCCTACAGGAAATGGCTGGACAATCAAATCCTCACCAGACCCTGAACCGTTCTTCATCGTAAACGACCCAGCAGTTTCTGCGTAGATCACAACTTGACGGATACGAGAGCGTTCAGGGCCAACGATTGCAGCCGTTGTCCCTTGGGGCCAAGCATAAGCCTTTACTGGTCCAGCCATGTTAGCCTCCTATTATGATAATGCAGCGCCGACAGCAGTAACCCAAGCAGCGCCTGTGTTGATTACTAAGCAATACTCGTTATTGCCTGCGCCGTTGTCGCTTACAATGTAAACTGTGCCTACAGTAGTGTCAGCAAAGGCTGGAAGGTTTGCAGTCGTTACGACTGGTACTTCAAAACCGTTTGTGGACTGTACTGGGCCTGAAAAGTGTGTAGTTGCCATGTTTTTTTCCTCTCGTGTCCGAGGTCAACTCCCTGCGATTGCAATACGCAAAGATATATAGGTTCAATTGAACATCATTGTTCAAGACAAAGTTACATCAAAGCAGGACAAAAAGAAAGAGGCGATCCGAAGACCGCCTCTGACCAAACTGAAAGATCAGTTTTATTACGCTCCGGGTGAACCGAATACAGCGCGTGGATCGGAATAGCCAAAGCTATAACGCTCACGAGCTTTAAAGCGCATGTTGCCTGTGTCGAAGTCGGCTTCCATGTTTGTGCGCATAGGTGAACGCTCAAAGTGCTTGAAGCCGTTAGGCGCGTCAGTTTTGATGAAGAACGCATCTGGGTCTGTCAAGAAGTGGTTAACAGTGTAACCCTCTGGAAGCATACCCATGTTGCGAATCGCGTTAACATCATTGTCAGCCGTGCCAACACGCAATGTTGATTCCAACAAACGATCTGCAACGAATTGCAGTTGTGGTGGAATAACCATTTTGGTGCCACGAAGAGCAATGATCATGTTGCGCTCATCTACGAAGGTCGAGATATCAATCAGTGCATTTTCCAACGAAGTTTCGTTGAGATCAGCCGCTGTTGCTGGCTCGTTGCGGAAAGTACCGCCACCTGCGAGTGGGTGTGCAGTTGAGCAAAGCTCTTGACCGTCACCGCCTGCGAAGTTGGCATTAAACGCATTGTTCAATACCGCCGCAGCTTTAACCTGCTTAGTGTGTGCCATAGAACGCGCAAGCGCCTTCGTATAGCGAGCACCAAGACGGTCATAGAGGTTGTCTTCGATTGCTTCTTCGGTCAACGCGAATGCAAGCGCAACTGTTTCGTGTGAGTAACGAGCAGTGTATGCTTCATTGGCATTGTCGAACTCGACGCCAGAACCTTCGGATTTTGTGGGAGCATTCCCAAATCCGACGAGCATGACCTCTTCTTCAAACGCACGGTCTGAAGATTCTGTGTCAAAGATTTCTGCATGTTCGCCTTCGTAGCGATCATACTCCATGCCGAACAGGGCGTTTAGGCCCGGTTCTAGCTCTTTGACGAGTTGTGAACGTGAAATAGCCATAACTCAGTCTCCTTATGCCAGACCCGCAGTGCCAGCACTGAACAGGTGGTTGTTGATTTTTACGATCACGTTAGTGTTCGCGGCGGAAACATCGCTATTCTCAGGGTCTTGAGAAATGTCGATTGCTTTGAGTGGCAGTCCGGGGGTTGCAGCGCCAGTTGTGACATCAATCTCAGTGCGAGAATTGCCGCTTACTGTGCTACCTGCTGTTGCGTCCACGATGTCGAAGTTACCAAACAAGTCAGCTACAGGGAATGCAGCGTCAGCTTGGATTTCGAAAGTCGCGGCTGGGTCATCAATGATCATAGCGATGATTTCAGTACCAGTTGCGTTGGCAGGCCAGTAGTTTGAGTAGACAATGTTGCCATTTGGGTCTACATACGAACAGCCGTTAAAAACACCCAAAATCAGATTTGTAGCACCAGCAGGAGCACGAGTAATTGTTCCACTTGTAGCGACTGTAACTAAGTCACCTTGGAAAATACCTGTGTTGTACCCGGAGGCAATACGATACCGATTTTGCCGCTGTGAGCTAGTGCTCGTGCGGACAGGGCGAAGGCCGAAAGGTGCGTCTTGATTAGACATCTTTACTCTCCTTCAGAGTTCCCGCGTCCTCGTTGTCCGAAAGACACGGAAGATTTACGTTGAGGACTTAGCTTTGGCATGGCTGGGTTGTTTTCACGCATCCAGTCACGATCCACTGCGTCCAATTGATTTTTTGAAACACCTTGATAGTGTTTATTCCGCTGTTCGGCCATTTCGTTGGGGATGCGTGCGAGAACAAGTCCACCGACACCAATGATGCCAGCGTTGCGTCCCTCATCTACTACAGGTCCTACATATTCGGGATATTCCTCAGCGCGAACGAGGTCCCATCCTTCTTGCCGTTTTTTATGAACGTTTGTCTTATCATCGAATTCCATTACGGATTCGCGTATCCAACGGTGTTTATAACCGATAGGTGGTTCGGGGGCTTCCAAAGCAGAACCCGGTCGCCATTCTTGTAAGCGTTCTGAGCTTTCCCGCGTGTTTGTCTCGCGTGGTGTCCTGTCTGCCATTTTAAGTCCTCCGACTGCTGATTTTTGCGACTTCTTTTGCGTATTTTTCAAGAGGAATCCTCATCTTTTTCGCAAATGCCACTTGACCCGGTGTTAATTCCACCGCCTTCTTCCGCCCTGATTTTACTGACCGTCCACTGGACGCCGGAGCTACAGTCTGGGCGTTGGACCGTTTCTCCGTATTAAATTTCTGAGGCATTTCTTGCCGCATACGAGAGTCGATTTCTTTATAGTAATCGTCTGACGTTGGGTCGAAATCCTGCTCCAGAACAAGTTCTTCATGAATGGCCTGAGCCGCTCGTGTCATTACACGATCACTACCGAACCAAGAGTTCTTGCCAAGCCAGCCGTCTAGCTTAGGGTCACGCTGTTGAGGCGGAGCCTGCCGAACTTGCTGTTGCTGTTGCTGCTGTGGCTGTTGCGGCTGCTGTGCAGCTTGTTGGTCACGCTGAAGTTTGATCTTCTGAACGCGTACCTTTTCCTTGGCTACAGTGATCTGAGATAGAGCCTGCTGCGCCTTGGCAGCTTTTTCGTAGTCTCCGGCCTCACTGGCCTCAGTATAAGCGCGGGTAGCCTGCACTTCTTGAGCTTTCAGGCGGCTTTCAGTCTCAGAGTTGTAGCCGACACTCATCTGCTGCAAACGCTGCTTCATCTGAGTATTTTCGTTCTGCATGTTCTGAGCGTACTGAACAGCCGCTTGGGCTTCTTCATGTGCCTGCTTACGCTTCGACGTTAGCTGGTTAATCCTGCGCTGAACTGACTCGCTATAGTTTTCAAGCTCATCGTCGCCGCCAGATTTTTTGCGAACATTTGTTCGGCTTTCTTCTTCCTCAGAAGACGCCTCATCATACTCATCCTTGATGTCTTCTTCGACCTCAACAGATGCGCCATTTTCAAATTCGTCGTCTTCACGAATATCTTCAGACATAGCCATTTTCCTTGCTCTCCCTTGCCTTATACATACGAAATGTCTTTCGGGTCAAGAATCGTGGCGATAATATTATCGTCATTTATGACTCTAACCTCAAGACCTTCCACTTTGAACCGATTCCCACTATATCTTCCTATAAGAACCCAATCTTTCTCTTTACACCAAGAACCATTTGGGAACTTTTGGGAGTCAGCATAAGCGTCTGGGCCTAGCTTAACGACATAAGCGGCTACCGTAGCGAAAGACTCACGCTCGCGAACGGCGTCAGGGACAATAATGCCCCCCTTGGTTTTTGCGCTTGGATAATAGGGGATAATAAGGACGCGGTAGCCAGTAGGCTGCGGCAGTCGCTCAAGAGAAGAACCTTCCATCTGTGATGGGTCTTCTGCGTTTTTGTTTTCTCCACTCTTACCAAAAGCGTTTTCAATAGGCTTTGGTAAAATTGGGTTTTCTTTTATAGCCTTTGCCGCCGCTTTCACAACGTGTTCTGGCAAAAATAACTTATTAGTCATCTTCGTACTCCATACCTTTCATCGCGGTTTTGATTTCATCTTCGACGTAGGCCATCCCGCGTATTTCACCTACTACGTACCGATACTCTTCAAAAGTTTGTATCGAATTGTCCGCGAGCCTGCTTTTTAAACGGGCATCACGCTCTCGTATGCTTTTCAGCAAATAATCTACTAAGTGTATAGCATCCATACCACATACAGTATGCTACCATGCGGGAAACACAAGTAAAAATACCAGAAAGTCAGAAAATTCCTTGGAACTTCTGGGGTCTGGATATCTTACTAAACCTACTTACCTTTTTTGGCTGTGGTTTTTTTCTTTGTTGAGGACTTGGGCTTGGCTTTAGGTGCTTCAGCCTTTGGGGCGATGACTTTCTCTTCATTGATAATCTCCACCGATTTAGCCTTGGCAGGAGCCTCAGAAAGCCTTTGCAGTACCTTCTTAGCTTTTTCCTGTTTAGCCATTTCTTCCCTAATAGATGATGCCATTAGTTAGCCCCTTTATTCATTGCGTTCATCGTGGCGATGTTGCGCTGTGTCTCTAACCGCTCTTCTGCAATTCTAGTCTTGTCGGCAAGAGCAGCTTCAGAAACGTCAATGCGCTGTTGTGATACCAACACATCGTTGCGTTCCTTCTCTTCGTTGAGGGCCTGCTTGGCATCAAACTCATTTTGTTTGCGCTGCAAATCTGCGGCCTTCAGCTCAAGTTCTTGGTTCCTAATATCCACCAATGGATCGCCTTGCTCTTCTGGCGTCATTGCTTGGACAAGCTCTTCAGTCAAATCAGCAATGATCTGAGCCGCCATAGAATCAATCTGCGGCTGGAATTGCTGCATCATTTGCTGTTGTGGATCAACAGGAGGTTGGCCCGGTGGCGGCGGTGGTTGCATCTGGGCCTGCTGCTGCATCATCTGCATTTGATCAGGCGGTATCTGACTCATGACTTCCTGCTGTGCTTGCGCCTCTGCCAGTAGCCCTATGTGCTCCTGAATGTGCCCCTGTAGGGCCATAATGGCATTAGGGTTAAGCTGCATAGCCGGAGTGGACATAACGGCCATGTGAGCCTCTATGTGAGCCTCGTGGTCCTGCGGAGGGAATGCCTGCAAAGGAGCGCCCATCAAAGCGTTCTGGTTCTCCTTGGAAGGATTCACAGGCGGTGCCGGAGGTGGAGGTGGTGGCAGAATGCCGTCGATATTGGTTACACCCAGCGCCTCGTACATCTTGCGATACGCCTGATATAGACCCTGTGGCCCACCATGAATCTCTGGATTCGACTGAACCATCTGCAACTCTGTCTGCGCTAAAGCAATGCGCTGTGACATTGAGAAAATATTAGGGTCAGATACTGGCAATACATCTACGCGAGCGTCGAAGTCTTGACCAAATATTTCTGGGCCTTGCTGCATGTCAGCAGCGTAAGGATACGCCTGAACAGTTTCCGCAAAAATCTTAGAGAGAAGTTTGAATTCAATCTTCTGAGCGTAGTGCAGCCGCTTGTGAATTGCGGACATAACCTTCGTGCCACGTTCCATGATAGCCATAGTCGTGCCTACGGGCGTGTCTCCGCTCATCTCACCGACCTTCATGTCGGCCATTGATGCGAACCTGCGGCCAGCGTCTACAAGCGTCCCTAGCAGGTTGTATAGCGTCTGCGAAGGTTCCTTGAAGGGGAGTGGCATCAAGGAACCTTGCAGGGTGCCCCCAACTACATCAATATCGCGAAACTCGCCGGGCTGAAGGGGAGAGTCTTCATCACGGATACGAGCGCCACGGGCTTTAAAGCCTGCTGGCAAGTTGGAGAGCGTTCCTGCGTCAATCAACTGACGCAAAATGGACGTAGACGCCTGAGCCAAGCCACCAATCATGTGGGTCAAACCAAGGCCGTAGAACCCAAGACCCGGAAGAAACTTGTAATGCACAAAGTATTGCTTCGCACGTTTCATCGGGTCCATTGGATCGTAGTTTCTACGCACGGATAGAACATCGCCAGAATCAGCGACGATTGTAACAATATAAGGGAGACGCAAGCCTGTAGGTTCGCCGTCTGCTCCAATATCCTCAAAACCCTCAATGTCCAAAGACGTATGGACTTCATATAGAGTGACTTCTTCGGATTGACCTGACGGGTGAACGCCCTGAATGTCATCAATGGACTCTTCGATTTCGCCCATAGATGCTTCGCCGTAGCTGGATAAATCTGGGAGGTCGATATCTTTGTAAAATCCAACAAGCTGCAACTTACGGATGTCGTTTGAATCCATAGTCAGACGGTGAGTAATGCGAGGCGAGGATACCAAGTCAGAAGCGCCGTAAGGAACAATTACGTCTTCAGCAGCAATAAATCGGCTTACAGCACGGCCCTTGAGCGGATCGAAGTAAACTTTCTTAAAGGTCGAACCGATCACTGGGAGATAAAACAGCATCTGATCCATTTCAGGATCGTATTCTTCCATCTCGTAAGTGATCATATAGTTCATGTAATCTTTGACGCGCTCAGACTGGCGAACCAAGACTTCATTCTGCGCACCCACAACCTGTGTGCGAACTGGCCCAGTGGAAGGCAGCAACTCGCGATATGCTTGAGCTTGAAACTGTGTAACGCTTTCAGCAAGCAACGGGTGAATAACGCCAGAAGAACCCTCAAACGGCTCACTGCGCTCCTCAGTCTTCATGCCAAGGAACTCAAGACCCTTTTTATAGGTGTCTTCCCAGTCCTGACGGGCAGAAAAATCATCCTCGATTGAACCAACAAGATCAGATGAAATAGACATCAAAATATCTTCGTCAACAGAATCAGCTAAGTTTCCGTCGAATGGAATCTCTTCTAAAGGCTCCGACTCTTCCTCGTATTCTCCAATAATTGCACTACCATCGTCAAACTCGGTAATGCCCGGAGTTGCCGGAAGTTCAGGAACTTCCTGCATACGGGTAGTGTCTTCAATTGCGGCCTCCATAAAAAGCTCTTCTGGAGGCCCGCCTGCGCCTAGTCCTTGCTCAATCGCCATTAGAAGATATCCTTTTTATTCCCCTCAAGCGGTTCATATATGTCGATATCGTCAAAGTCGGTGATAGGACCGCCCTTTTCCCAATCGTTACAAACATTTTCCGCTGCGCAGGTAAAATCTAGTTTTGTGCAGTATCCCACTTCGTCGCCTTCTTCCATGCCAATTCCGGTTTCAACGCAATCTAACATGAGGGCACGAATGTCGTAATACTCGCAAGTTCCACAAATCTGCTTCTTCTTGCTCCAGTTCTTTACAGACTGGCCGTAGGAGTGATCCTGAATGGCTACCTCACGGTTAGCCGCATTAACCTCAGAATCTTGAGTGGAAATGGGACAGACAATTTCGTCTTCCATTTCCATCTCATCTAAAATCTCGTCATCAACGACTTGGTTGATACCAGACGTAAGCTCGTCCATGTCTATATTGATAACGATTTTAGTCATTACTTTACTCCAACAAACTTTGTTCCGCTAATAGCAGCACCGCCGCCACGAGAGTGACCAGAGTTTTCCATCTTGGTTGAAGGCGTGCCCTCTTTAGGCATGACTTCCTTGATAACGCCGTCTTTTTCAGTCGTTTTCAT